GTCCAATCGGTTCCACCGATTAGACCATAACCATCTGCTGTTTTATGTGCAACATAACTTCCATTATTAATTGTTGGGTCGTACACAAAAGAGATGGCTGGATAGTCAACAGATGTTATTTTAGAAAATGGCATTGAAAGCCAAACACGTTCATTGACGTAAGAAACACTTATTTGGTCGTCTGCTGTTGAGTTGATGTAGCCATCTGGATACATCGACTTTAGGTTTGTAAAAATATCAATTACTTGTGTTCCGTTGTAGAAATACAATCCCTGTGGATGGGAAAAGAAATAAACACCGTTAGGTGCCACAGCGATATGTTCATGCATCAAAGCGCCAAGTTGTGGTGACAACTGAACAACCCTGAAGTCTGTCGAGTCATAACCATATACAACAAACATTGCTGTTTGTTTGAATACTACGAGTTGGCCGCTAACAACAGCAAGAGCAGTAATGCCTTCTCCACCACCCTCGAAATCAATGTAGTCATCTTCATCCCAGTTGTCTGGGATTGATTCAAGTGACCAACGAACACGGTTAGGATGTGACACACCAGCCTCTGTTGTGTTCGCAACAAACATCTTGTTCGCATGAACAATGATGTGTTCTGCAGTTGGCATCTTATGTTCTGATGAACTTGGTGTAGTCTGCCACGCATGGGGAGACGAACCAGAAGCAGTCAAAGCAGTAGCGTATGTATCTGTGGTAATCCAAGAATAACCACCACTACCTGCGGTACCAGTTGTTAGATACAAAGTCTTACCCCATGCAGCCATGCACGAACCATGAGTTTGTGCTGCAGTCACATCATTGCCGGATGAGTATTGCAAGGTGGTAAAGTTTCCACCAGTTGACTTGTACACCTTTGTGTGGTTAGCCAACATCAAGTGCGGTGTTGCACCAGGAAACGCATACAGTTTGTGTGGGTTCCATGTTCCAGTAATTGCTGTTGAGTTTATCTCACGGATTCCACCACGAGTAAACAAACCACCACGTGGGTCAACCTCGACATTTAACATGTCGGGTGACTCATTGCGCTTCAACTGGAATTGGTCAGCCCGAAGGTTTAGACCACCAGTGAAGTCGTCGTAGCGTTCAACAGATACGGCACTCATTGTCCAAGTGTCGCCCCAAGCGTCTGCAACCAGCGACGCATAGTTGGATACTGGCGACCAGCAGACATAATAACTGGCTGTGCGCTTGATGCTTTCATCAAGTCACGGCGAGCAAGTCCAACGCCTTCCTCAAATGAACGCATGTACATGGCAGACAAATCAGAGTCTTCTTGACGCTGGTAGACCCTTGCAATCACAAAGTAGGGAAGCAGTGCATGGAACCACTCATCAAGGTCAATTGCCTCGCTTGTGTTCGTTAGCCATGTATATACAGGGTTACGATAAGCACGAACAGTGATTGGGTAAATTGCATCAGGCTTAGCCCACAACTGCAACTTCTTATCCCAGAAAGAAAAGAAGTACGGTCGGCTGGGAACATCTGTGTTCCCAAGCCAAATTTCTTCGGCGTTGTCATATGGAATCAAAGTTAACCGAGCACCCGAGGTGCTCGTATCTACAACAGAAATGATTTCTCGAATATCACCGATGGTGGCAATGGTGTATTCACGCTGGTTAGCAACCGTGTTAAATGTGTAAGTCTCCTGTAAATACGGCCACCTGCGCTCAAGTGAGTAGATGCGCTGAAAGCCTTCACGAGCGAACTGGTCAACAATGCTGTCTGGAAGGTCGGTTTCGTCTAAGTCAACCATGTTCCTGACTTGTGTACGGAGTTGTGTAAGGGTAATGCTCATTTAGCCTCGCCTTTAGAACGTAGATGTCCAATACAGAAATCAGTGCCCCGTGCCTTCGGACCTTCACAGGTATCGTCGTTGGCTATACAGCGATTGCGCCCAATGTAGGGCGCAGAAGGTGGTGCCAGTTTGGCACCCGCTGTCGGGGCAAGTCGGATACCAGCCACAGGCTGTCCGTACATTGAATGTGCTAATTTGGCATTTTTCATATACCAATAGCCTTGTTTGTTACCTGCGAAGGTAACTAACAATTATTTATTCTTGTAAAGAGCCTTTACTGGACGCTTGTTCATATCCTGCGAAGCACTCTTGCCTCTGCCTGCTGCATTTGTCTTTGCACGACTTGCTGCTTTTGCACGACCAGCGGCAACTGCTTTTGCAGCAGCGCCGTTCATCTTTGGCTTAGACTTTGACTTACCTGGCGCAACGCTTGGTTGCACAATGCGACCAGAACGGAACATGTCGCCTGGCTTGTACTTACCATCCTTGCCTGGACCCTTGGGAGCAGCGCCTTTGGCAATGTCACGAATACCACGCTTACCTGCACCTGCTGCAGATGTGCCAGCCATCTTTGGCTTTACATAAGCCTTGCCGATTGCATTTCGTGCAGCCCCACCAGTTGACCTGACCATTCGATTTGGATTTGCCATTAGTACATTCCTTTGCTAGATGATTTAATTTTTTTGGATGATTTACTTGATTTACGTTTTGGGTAAGTTGAAGTTGTTGTTCCAGCCTTTGGAGTTGCACTCGCATGGCTGTCAAGAATTCGATACTTTACTGGCATGATTCTCCTTAGAGAAAAGGGGAGTGGAGTGTGGCCTCCACCCCCCGATTCAGATTACTTATGCTCGGTAAATGCTTACCGTGTTTGCTGCAGTGAATACTGCAACGAACGACGCTGACGATGCTGCTGCAACGGTTGCTGAACCCACAAGGGTCACTCCCGAAGCACCTGCTGTCAATGTAATTGCATGGGTTGAAGCAGCAAGGTTTACAACTGAGAATCGGAAACTTGAACCGACACCCTCATCTGTAAACGCTGCACCAAGTTCCGCACCAGTTGGGGTTGTCAACGCACGACCCGATGTTGGGGTCATGGTGTAAACAACCTGCGCTGCACCAGCAAGAGTTGCTGCTGACTGTGTTGTTCCAGCATCAGTAGCGGCAACAACAGTTACCTTCTCTTCTTTTGCTGCCCATGTTTCAAGACGCTTGCGTGTTACAGCACCGTCTGTGTCATTTGCTAATAGTGGCATTTCATTCTCCTTTTAGGTTAGTTAACTTAGGCGGTCTTTGCCGTGAGTTTGCCCTGCTTGGCACGGTTACGTACTGTCAGGTTGCCGTAGCACATGATGAGCGCATAGCGAGCATCGGTGTCTTCTGGCTTAATGAACTCAGTCTGCGAGAACCACTTGTTGGAGTGACCAACCAAAGTGATGTACTTGCTGTTGAGGAAGTAGAACACGCCTGCGGTGCAGTGTACGTCGTACATTACAGGAGCAGCCTTGAACAACAGGTTCTGGAATCCAGCATCTGCAGTCTTGGTGTCCGTGTAACGGAGGTTTGGCTGAAGCAATGCTTCGTACTTCTCAAACAACGTCTGGGTTGTCAACAAAGTGTCTGGGTGGTCATTGCCAACCGAAACGCTGTTGTATGCAGTTGACATTTGAGCAAGAGTCAAAGCAGTTGCGGTGTTCTCTTCATATGAACGCCAGAACTCGTTGCCTGAAGTTGCTGAGTTGATTCCACCAACGGTGTTGCCGGACTCAACCAAGTTGCCAAGGCCGTTCCAGTCCTTGCTACTGTTGCCAGTTCCATCAGCAAAAAACATCTGGTTGAAAGATTCACGCATGGACTCTTCAGCCTGCATAATCTTTGCTTCCAAAAGGTTGATAATTTCTTGTTCGCCGTTGTTCTTGGCTTCTTCGATACCGCTGATTGCGATAGAAGCAGCGTACTGCTTCCAGTCGTACTCAGCAGCCGAAATACCCTCTTGTGGGGTTAAGGCAAGCGAATCGTAACCGCTGTATGAAGCAACAGTTGAGTTCTGACCGTAGATGAGTGGTTCAACAATCTTCGTACCGCCGTTAAGCATACGAATGCGACCCTTGTCCATCAAGGTGTAGGTGAGTGGGCGGGCAGTAAATACGTTGTCTGTCAATTGCGAACGGTAGTTAGCAAGGGTTGTGGACAGAAGCGCATCAAAGTTGGCGTTTGCGGCCATGATATTTTCTCCTTGGGGTTAAATGCTAGACGCTATGTTGCCGTTTTGCGGCTTCGTAGGCATCTCGCAATGATGTGATTGGTTTAGCCGATACATCGGCGCTAGATGCTGATGAGCCGTTACTTACAACTGATGCTTGACGTTTTGCCTGAGTAACTTGTGTCTGTTCCTGAGCCTTCTTCTCACGAAGATGGCGAACAGCCAAAGCGTCCTCATACAACCTGTCAAACGCCACTTGCTTGTAAACTGCTTCCAAATCCGAAGAGCCAATGGCAAGAGCCTTGGCTACAACTTCATTGGCATCAAAATCCGAGCCGTATCGTGTTTGCAGAGACTGAACAGTTTTCTCCAACTGGTCCATCGCCTTTTGTTGTTCAAAAGCCGCTAGACGCTGGTCTAACTGTCGGTACTGTTTCTCCACTGGGTCCATGTACAGTTCCTCTTCTTCAGAGGGTTGCTGTGCAACACCATAGTGCTGTGAAAGCAGTGCCAAAGTACCATTCGGGTCATTCTGCAGGGCTTCCTGCAAAGCAGCACCAAATTGTACTTGTTTCCGTTGCTCACTGAGTTCCTGTGTCTTGCGGGTATAGTCCGCTTGACGCTGGTATCCAGAAAGCGCCTCTTTGAGTGGCACCTTGACCTCTTCCCCACCAACAGACACAGAAACATACTTGTCTCCGTATTCGTCAACTGGGAGCAAATCAATTTGCTCTTCAGTAAGACTTTCAACTACATCTAAAACTTCTTCAACTTGTCCATTGCTTTCTAACTCTGGGGTTGCTTCCGTACTGACTTCATTGCTATTTATATCGCTCATTCGTTCGAGTCCTCCAAGGTTGCTCTACTAGTATGTTTTTATCGTTACATTCCCTGAGGTGGCATTCCGCCACCCTGCAATTGTTGCATTAATTGGGCTAATACTTCAGGTGGCAATTGTGCCAATTCTGGTGGTAAACCACCACCCATTTCTGGTGGCATGCCCCCTGGCATGCCTT